GCGCAGCCGGCGTGACCAGGTGCCGTATGATGCGTGGGTGCGCCAGGGCTGGATCGAGGCGATTCCTGGCGATGTGATCGATTATGAGTTTGTGTATGCCCAGATCGACCGGGATGCCCAGTTGTATGATGTGCGAGAGGTTGGGTTTGATCGCTGGGGGGCTGCCTCGATTTATCTGTGGTTCGCTGCGCGTGGGATGACGGTGGTGCAGATTGGGCAAGGGTACCAGTCGATGTCGGCGCCGATGAAGGAGATGGAAAAGCTCGTTGTGAGTGGTCAGCTTGCACACGGCGACAATCCTGTGCTGACGTGGATGGCGTACAACCTGGTTGCGCAGCGAGATCCGGCAGGCAATGTGAAGCCGGATAAGAAGCATAGTGGCGAGAAGATTGACGGGATGGTTGCGATGGTGATGGCGTTGTCACGGGCAACGCTGCATGACCCAGAGCGCCAACGCTCGGTGTATGAGGAGAGGGGGATTCGGTCGCTATGAGTGAGGCGAAACGCGTGGGGCGTGTCGGGATCGACGATGTGTTGGTGCTGGCCGGGGTGGTGGTGCTGGGGCTGGCGATTTGGACGCTGTGGGGCGTGGGTGCGGTGCTGGCCTATGCTGGGGCGTTGTTGGTGTCGCTGGGGGTGCTGGCCGGGTGGGCGCAGGCGCATCAGCGCAGGCCGAAGTCATAGGAGGCATTGTGTACGCCGATATGCTCCCAACAGAACGGATTGCGAGGGCGGCATGGATGTTGGCGCAGGGCCGCGCGGTGACGGTGCGCGGCCTGGCGAGTGAGTTGGAGATTACGCCGCGGGGCGCCAGATCGATGTTGGAGCGGATGAGCCGGGTAGTGCCGCTGATCGACGATGGCGGGATGTGGCGGGCGGCGGAGGATGAGAAAGAAGAAGGAGGGGCGCATGGCTAAGTGGAAGCGGCGCCGAAGCCGGACAAGGGCGGCGGGTTTGAATCGGTATTTTTCGTTGCAGGGACACATGATTCGCCCCTGGGAGGGCGACGGCGATGATGGGGCGACGGCTGGCGGCCAGGGCGGGGATGGAGCGGGATGCGATCAGCCGGTGGCGGCATCGGCGGCACTGGCATCATGTGCGGCGAAGCTTTTGGAAGCGGGCGATGCGTCGCCGGGAGAGGAAGGCGGCACGGGTTGACGTGCGGTTGGATTGCGGAGTGTAGATTGCGGAGTGCGCTGTCCTGGAGGGCGGCGCTTTGTTTTCCTGGGAAAACATCAGGGAGTGAACTGTTGGTTCCTTTGCGCGTGGTAGGGTGGGGGTATGGGTTTTGTTTCGACGCTGATTGGGAATTTGCGGGGGCTGACGCTCGACGATCCGGCGAATTGGCCGGTGGAGTTTTTGCGCGGCGGGTCGGCGGTGTCGCCGGATTCGGCGATGCAGATCGGCACGGTGTTGGCGTGTGTGCGGGTGGTGGCGGAGTCGGTGATGATGCTGCCGCTGGAGGTGCGCGCACGTGAGGGGCGCGGGACGCGGCGGGCGACGGAGCTGCCGATTTATGGGCTGCTGCATGATTTGCCCAACCCGGAGATGTCGAGCGCCGATCTGCGGATGACGCTGCAGGGGCATTTGACGACGTGGGGGAATGGGTATGCGCAGAAGGTGCCCGACCGCGCCGGACGCTGGATCGAGTTGTGGCCGTTGGTGCCGAACCAGATGACGGTGAAGCGGGCGCCGGATGAAAGCCTGGTCTATGAGTATCGGGAGGCCAGCGGGGAGCTGCGCACGTTCCCACAGCGGGAGATTATGCACGTGCGGGGTCTGTCCTTCGATGGGCTGATAGGCTATTCGCCGGTGGCGCTGGCGCGGCGCACGTTCGAGCGTAAGCTGAGTATGGAGCGCTTCGAGTCGGCATTTTGGGACAATGGGGCGCAGCCCGGCAGTGTGTTGAAGCATCCGGGGACGTTGAGCGATAAGGCGTATGCGCGGCTGCTGGAGGCGTGGGAGAAGCGCCACATGGGGCCGCAGAATGCGAACCGGGTGGCGCTTCTTGAGGAAGGGCTGGACGTTGCCAGCATCGGGATTCCACAGAGCGACGCGCAGTTTCTGGAGAGCCAGAAACTCACCAGAACGGAGATTGCGGCGCTGTTCCGGGTGCCGCCACACATGGCGGGCGATCTGGATCGGGCAACGTGGTCGAATGTGGAGCAGATGGGGCTGGAGTTCGTAATTTATGCGCTGATGCCCTGGCTGGTGCTGTGGGAGCAGGCGATTGGGCGGGATTTGATGACGGCGCAAGAGCGCACCCGCTATTACGCCAAGCATAAGCTGCAGGGGCTGCTGCGCGGTGACAATGCGAGCCGGTCGCAGTTCTATGCTGCGGGGCTGCAGTGGGGTTGGTTCAGCATCAACGACGTGCGCGAGCTGGAGGATATGAATCCGGTGGCGAACGGCGATACCTATTTTGTGCCGCTGAATATGGCGCCGCTGGATCAGGCGGTGCTGGGGGTGTCGGCGGTGAGTGCGGCGCCGGTGCGGGCATTTGAGCAGTGCGACCACGGCGAGGGGTGTGGCTGTGGGAGAGAGCACCCGCAAGGGGATGCTCCTACGGAGCGGCGCGCTGAGGATGATGCGGTCGAGGAGTTGCGGCTGACGCGCGTCGAGATGGCGCGGGCGATGGAGCCGGTTCTGGAGGATGTCGCCCGACGGCTGACGGGGCGTGAGGTGCGCGATGTGCGGCGGCTGGTGGAGAAGTATTTGCGCAAGCGCGCTGACGATGAGTTCCTGGCTGCGGTGACGGCGCTCTATAACGAGTTTGGCGGCGTGGTGGCGGATGCGTTCCGGGCGGCGCTGCTGGCCTATGCACGGCAGGCGATGTTGGCGGCCAGCGCTGAGCTGGGGGTGAAGTCGCCAGGGCTGACGGATGAACTGCGCCAGTTTGTGAGTGAGTATCTGGAGAATTTGGGCAACGGCTGGGCAGCGAGCAGCCGGACGCAGATCGGGATTGTGCTCGACGCGGCGGTGGCGGCCGGGGATGACCCGGCGACGGCCATCGAGGAGCGGCTGACGCGGTGGGAGGAGAGCAAGCCGGGGAAGGTGGCGGATCGCCAGGCCTTCGAGGGGCTGAATGCGTTTGTGATCGCCGCGTATGGGATTCATCAGATTACGCGCATTCGCTGGGCGGCGGCGGGTACGAGTTGCCCATTCTGCCGACAGTTGAATGGGCGGGTGATCGGGATCGAAGAATCGTTTTTGGAAGAAGGCGCCGAGTTGGACGGCGGCGAGGCCGGGCCGATGAAGGTGCGGCATCGGGTGCGCAGTGGACGGCTGCACGGCGGCTGTGACTGTGTGATTGTGGCAGAGCGAGCGACGGAGGAGTAGATGGAACGCCGATTTTTCCCGACTGAGTTGAGGGCGGAGGGCAACGAGGGCGAGCGGACTACGCTGGCCGGGTATGCGGCGGTGTTCGATCAGCTCTCGGTGGTGCTGTATGGGATGTTCCGCGAGAAGATCAGCCGCGGGGCGTTTGCCGGTGCGTTAAGCGGGGATGTGCGGGCGCTGTGGAACCATGACACGAATCTGCCGCTGGGACGCACGAAGGCGGGCACGCTGCGGCTGGAAGAAGATGCGCACGGGCTGCGGGTGGAGATCGACCCACCGACGACGCAGGCCGGGCGGGATGCGCTGGTGAGCGTGCAGCGCGGGGATGTGGATCAGATGAGCTTTGCCTTCGATGTGCTGGAGGATGAGTGGGATCAGGACGAGAGCGGGACGCTGATCCGCACGCTGCGGAAGGTGATGCTGTACGAGGTTAGCCCGGTGACGTTTCCGGCCTATCCTCAGACGACGGTTGCGGCACGCGCGGGAGAATCCAGCGCGTGGGGCGATATGCCGGCGATTCCGGCGCGGTTCGGGCGAACCGGGGACGGGAGCGACGCGGAGCGGGCGCAGGGGCGTCTGGCGGTGAGGCGGCGACGGCTGGCGTTGGTGGGATTGAATCGGTAGCTCCTACGGGAGATCAGAGATTGGAGAGTAGAGCAGATGAAACTCGATGAGTTGATTGCGAAGCGCAAGGCAGCCGTAGCCCGAATGCGGGCGCTGACCGAGCAGGAGACAATGAGCGAGGAAGAGGCTGGCGAGTTCGACCGGCTGCAGGGTGAGGTGGGCGAGCTTGACCAGCAGATCGGGCGGCTGGAGACGGTCGACGAGCTGGAGCGCAGTGCAGCGGCGCCAGCGACGCGGGCGAGCAGACCCAGCGGCAGCCAGGCGCCAGCGCAGATGCGCCACCGTGGCGACGACCGCTGGCAGGCTGACATCCGTGCGGTGCGGCTGTATGCACGCGGCGACGAGGGCGCCATCCGCGAGATGGATGCGCAGATGCGCGCTGAGGCACGCGCCAGCAACGACACCGATCTGAACATCACGACGCCGGCGGATGGCGGGTATTTGGTGCCCACGGGTCACTACCAGGGGATCATCGAGCGCGCTAACGAGCTGCTGCTCTATCCGACGTTGGGTGTGATGGAGGTGCCTGGCCTGGGCACGACCGTGAATGTGCCGACGGGCGGGGCAGCCAATCCGTTCGTGGCGACCAACGAGGCCGGGGCGCAGGATCGGGATGCGCCGGCGTTTGGCCAGGCGGCGATGACGCTGGCGAAGTTCACGAAGAAACTGGAGTTGAGCGACGAGCTGCTGGCCGACGAGGGCAGCCTGCTGATCAACTATCTGAACGGCTATGTGGGCGATGCGTATGCGCTGACGCACAACAGCGCGCTGGTGACGGAGGTGCTGGCAAACGGCACGAGCGTTACGTTGGGCGCGGCGGCGGCGGCCAGCGCCGGCGACATTCCGCTGCTGATCTCCTCGGTGAAGGATGAGTATGCCGAGATGGGGCAGTGGCTGATGAAGCGGGCGACGCGGTTCAAGTACCACGCGCTGCAGGGCAACGCCTTCTTGTTTGCGCCCACGCCAGGCGGTGGGGATCAGGGGCTGTGGACGTACCCGGTGCGGCACAGCGAGTATATGCCGGCGATCGGCGCCGGGCTGAAGTCGAGCGTGTTCGGGGCATTCCGCTATGTAGGCGTGCGCACGACCGGGATGACCTTCCTGCGCGACCCATTCAGCAAGGCGGACAACGGGCAGCTTGTGCTGCGCTACTACACGCGCATTGTGTACAAGGTGCTGCAGGCCGAAGCGGTGGTATACGGGAAGCATCCGACGGCGTAGCGGTTAGTTCGGAGTTCTAAGTTCGGAGTTCTAAGTTCGGAGTTCTGAGTTCGGAGTTTGGCGGGGCGAGGGGTTCGCCTGCTCGCCCCGCTGACCTGATGGTGAATCGATGCCCTTTCTGGAGATTCTGACGCGAACCTATAAGCGGCCGATGATGTTGGCGGCGAACCAGGCGAGCCTGGCGGCGCAGACATCGGGCGATTGGGTGCAGACGCTGCTGGTCGATGAGGTGGGGCGCGGCTGCGGCTGGGCGAATGTCCGGTTGGGGCAGCAGGCGCCGCACCTGGTGGGCGAGTATGTGTGGGTGCTCGACGACGACGACGTGTGTGTGGACGATTCGCTGGTTGGGGCGTTGGCGCTGATCGCGCAGGTGGCGGCGCCGGATGTGATCGTGATGCGGATGGATCATGGGGCGCTGGGCGTGCTGCCGGATGGGGCGCACTGGCGCAAGCGCCCGGTTAGAGGGCGCATCGGGGTCAGCGCGTGTGTGATCCGGCGTGCGTTGTTCCAACAGTGCGCAGGGGCGTGGAAAGAGGTCTATGACGGCGATTTTGATTTTATCGCCGCGGTGTTCGACGCCAAGCCGATTGTGTTCTGGTATGACTGCATCGCCTCCAGGGTGCAGCGGGTGAGCCGAGGGGCGCCGGAATGAGTAGTGTGCTGATCTTCACGCCAACCTATGACGACCCGGAGACGGGGAAGGATGCGATGCACCCGGCGTGTTATGCGTCGGTGATTGTGCAGTTGCGCAGCTTTGAGGGACACGCCGATTGGCGCATCGGGCGGGAGAATCCGCACCCGGTGGGCGACTATCGGAATGTGCTGCATCAGTACCAGGTGGCGCAGGAAATTTTCCTCGCCGGGGAGTGGGATGCGCTGCTGACGGTGGAGCACGACAACGAGCTGCCGGACGACGCGCTGCAGCGGATGTACGGGACAAAGGCCGATGTGGTCTATGCGCCCTATGTGCTGCGGCACGGGATGCGCCAGTTGTCGACGTGGCAGTATATCAACGACCGGAACCTGGGGATGTCGCTGACGCTGTACCCGTTCGAACTGGCGCAATTGAAGGCGGCCGGGGTGGGGCGGGTGAGCGGCGTGGGGCACGGCTGCACGCTCTTCCGGCGGCACACGCTGGAGGCGCTGCCCTTCCGTGAGGTAGGGGACGGCACGAATTTTTGTCCCGATATTCCGTTCGCCGAGGATGCGCTGCGCGCCGGGTTCGTGAGCATGGGGCGCTTCGACGCACCGGTGGCGCACTGGGAGAAGGGTGTGCGGCTGGAGCCGTATCAGGAGGGAGGGCTGGTGCTCTACACTGCGACAGAGACATGCAACGCGCTGGCCGACGGGAAGGTGATCCACCTGGAGGCCGGGAAGACGTACGAGATATCGCCGATTGCGGCGGCGGATTTGATCCGCGCTGGGTATCTGGCGCAGGAGCGGGCCACTGTGGCGCCGAGTGAGGTGCGCGGGGCGCCCACGGCGTCGCGCAAGAGGGCGAAGGGGTAGCGGCATGTTCGAGGGTCAGCCGGTGGTGGTGACGGCGCCGACGGAGGAGCCGGTCACGCTGAGTGAGGCGAAGCTGCATTGTCGGGTGGATGGCAGCGACGACGATGCGCTGCTGTCGAGTCTGATTGCGGCGGCGCGAGCGGCGTGCGAGGTGCTGGCGCGGCGGGCGTTCGTGACGCGGACGTTGGATTACCGGCTGGCGAGTTGGCCAGCAGGGCGCTCGATTGTGCTGCCGCTGCCGCCATTGGTGAGCGTGACAAGCATTGCGTACACCGACGAGGATGGCGTGGCCGGGACGGTGCCCAGCACAGACTATGTGGTGTACAGCCAGGTCGAGCCGGGGCTGATTGTGCTGAAGCCGGTGGCGAGTTGGCCGGCGGCGACGCTGATGCCGGGGCCTTCGCTGGCGGTGCGCTATGTGGCCGGGTTCGGTGCGGCCGCAGCGGTGCCAGCGGAGTATAAGCACGCCATCAAGTTGACGGTGGGGCATTGGTACGAGAATCGTGAGGCGGTGGTGGTGGGGGCGATGGTTTCCCGACTGCCGCTGGCGGCGAAGGATTTGCTGACGCAGGATCGGGTGAGCTGGGTATGAGAGCGGGTACGCTGCGGCAGCGGGTGACGATTCAGACGCCGAGCACGACGCGCAACGACCGCGGCGCCGAGGTGATTGCGTGGGCGGATGTGGCGACGGTGTGGGCAGAGGTGCGCACGCCGGATGGCCGCGAACGCACGGCGAATGAGCAGGTGGTGGCGATGGCGACGCACGTGGTGACGATGCGCTACCGGGCAGGGCTGACGCCCACGCAGCGGTTGAAGTGGGGCACGCGTGTGCTGAGTCTGCTGGCGACGCCTGACCCGGATAATCGGCGGCGGATGCTGGTGTGCCAGTGCCAGGAGATCATCGGCGATGCGGAGGTGATTTAGGTGGCGAGACGTGCGCAGCGCAAGGTGCAAGTTGCGTGGTATGGCGATGAGTTCGTGCGCATCGTCGGCAAGCATGGCGATGCGGCGCTCTTTGCGGCGGGCACGGTGCTGCAGCGGGCAGCGGTGGCACGTGTGCCACGTGTGACCGGGAACCTGGCCCAGTCGGCGTATGTGTCCACGGCGACGCGCAGCACGTATGTGCGGCGCCCCTATTGGCGCAAGGAGAAGAAGCCGCCACAGGGCGCGGCGACGGTCGCTTTCAGCGCTCCCCACGCGCATCTGATCGAGAGCGGTCGGCGGCGGGTGGGGCCGATTCGGCCACGCCGGGCGCAGGCGCTGCGGATCGAGGGCAGGTATCGGGCAGCGAGCCGGTACCGGCGCACGAGCGGTCGCCACTTCCTGGGAGAGGCTATCGAAGCGACGAAGGCGACGATGGTGGAGGAGTTGGCGACGGTGCTGCGCGAGGGGCTGGAGCGTGAGATGCCGAAGGGGAAGCGATGAACGCAGGGGCGATTGTTGTCGCAAAACTGGAGGCAACGGCGGCGGTGACGGCGATTGTCGGCACGCGGATTCTGCCGCTGGAGGTGACGCAGGAGGTTGATCTGCCAGCGTTGGCGTACAGCGTGCAGTTGGCGGACGCCGGCGAGGGTACGGCGCCGATCCAGCGGGCAACGGTGACGCTCTATTGTATGGCGCACACGGAGGCCGGTGCGCACGACCTGGCCGTGGCGGTGAATGGGGTGCTCGACGGGTATGCGGCGGTGAACGGCGGCACACGGCTGGCGCCGCTGCAACGGGCGGGCTGGGATTATCTGCGCAGTCATGAGTTGAATCTCTGGCAGGTCACTGTGACCTATCAGACGTGGGTTGTGTATTGATTTGATCGCCCTGATGGGGCATGGAGAGTAGAGAAATGCCACTGAACACTAGCGACATCATGATCGCCCCGGCGAACATTTGGTATAGCGCGCTGGGGACGGCGCTGCCGGATGAAACGTCGGTGGCGTATGGGGCGGCGTGGCCGGCAGGGTGGACAAGCGTGGGGTACACGCTGACGCCGCTGGCGATGGCCTACGGGACAGAAGATTTCGAGTTGGAAGTTGAGCAGCTTCCCAATGTGGTGAAACGGCAGAAGGAAAGAGAGAATCTGACGCTGGAATGCACGCTGGCAGAGCTGACGGCGATCAACCTGAAGTTGGCAATGGGGTCAAGCCAGACGGTGGGCACGACGGCGGCGACGGCCAGCCAGCACGCGTATGAAGAGATCAGCATGGGTGGCGAGATTTATCTGCCGGAGTACCAGGTGGGGTTCGAGGGCTACCTGCTCGACAACTCGAATCGGCAGTTGCCGGTGCGCCTCTTCCTGTGGCGGGTGAACATCGTACTGAATGGCAATCTAGAGTTTGCGAAGGCGGCGGCGTCGGGCATTCCGGTGCAGATCAAGGCGCTGGCAGACACGACAAAGCCGGCCGGGCAGCAGTTGCTGCGCTTCCAGCGGGTGACGGGGTGGAAGACTAGTTAAGTTCGGAGTTCGGAGTTCGGAGTTCTGAGTTGGGAGTTCTGAGTTGAGAGTGTGCATATGCGTGAGGTGACGGTGACGTTGGGCGGCACGGCGTATCGGGTGCGGCAGTTGCCGATGCGGGCGGAAGCGGAGTGGCGGCGGGTGCTGCAG